CCTGTGGTGTCACAGTAATGTAGCAAACCTTCCCACAGAGAGATACCCCGGTGCGCGGAGTATTCCCTGAGCATCAAAGAGAAATTCTGTATTTCTTCCTTCGTCGGCATTATTTAACCATGGACTTGTAGAGGTCCTCGAATTCGTTGTGGATGGCCACTTCTTCCTCGAAATTCTGCTTATGATACACCTTGACAAGCTTGCTGATCAATTTCTTGGAGAGCTTGACGTCGTCAGAGATTTTCTTGGTGGCCTCACTGACATATTCTCTCTCACCCTCGGCGCGAGCTAAGGAATTCGACATTTCATTGACCGCCTTCATCAAACGTTCCTTTTCTTCCTGTGATAAACTTCTCACAACTGCTGTTAATGCCATGATAACCCCCTATGGTAAATAATGAAAATAAAACGCCAACCGATACAACACCGAAAACGCCCACAACTGCAGATGAAAAAACACAAAGGCCAACACAGACACTATCGCTGACACTGGGGCCCAATAGAATACCTGCTGTTTGATACTCATCGCTTCCTCTGTTCAGCCTTGGCCAATCGACTCAGCACATATTCCTCGATGTTCTGGAGTATAGTCCCAAGGCGATACAACTCCTCTTGTAACTCTTGGTGTTCTGTATCACTCACATCGAGGGCACTGATTTTCCTCCAAAATGACGTTGAAGCATTCCCAGAATATTTTGGTTTGTTGTTCATCACCGTTCCTTATAGAATAAATGGTTGTCGATCTTGCCCAAGAACTCTTTGGACTTGCGCCACTTGGGTCTCACATAATCCGCATGGAAATACGTCGCTTCACCATATTGATCTATTATAGCATGAATCCCGACATTTTGCAAGACCCTTCGTGCAATTTCATTCGATTCTTTCCAGATGGCCTTGTTGGGCTTGTAGCGAGACTCGCACCAAAACGAAAACTGGCAGACTTTGACATCCTCCACCCTGCGAGCCTGAGCAATAACCCCACAGATACTCTTAGGGTACCCACGACGACCCACACGGTTTACCACGACCCAGGCGACCGCTTCCTTACCCATGATCGATTGGTTACCCGCCTCGTAATAGATAGCCTGCGTCAAGCAAAACTCATCCTGGGAAGTAGGGGTGTATGAGGTCGTTTGAGACCTCTCACGGTACGGTGAGGCAGCGGTATCGAATGTAGAGATTTCAGCGAGCGGATACGCTATCAAGAATAGGGCCAGTACAACTCGAACCAAATGTAGTATTTCATGTCTCATGGGAGGCTCCTCCTAGACAAATTCGGAACCGTTTTCCTTGTAGTATTGGTCGATGCACTTATGAAGAATCGGCAGATACTCTACCTTGGACTTGTTGTGAATCACCGCATGGGTCTCGCCTTCAATGGCCGTTGCGAGCACGATTCGATCAACGGGCATTCCTGTGCGTTCCTCGAACATCTCAGCATACGCAGAGGTCTGCACAAAGTAATTCAGTATCCACTCATCAGGCTTGTGACGATTCGCCGTCTTGACGTCGAGAATAGCCAGCATTTTGTTCCAGAGCACCACCGCGTCACAGCGCCCGGCAATCTTGAGTCGGTCAGAATACAGAGGTTGCTCAATCGCATACACCACAGAAATATGTTCGTCAAATTTGTCTTGGAGAGACAGAAACATCTCTTTGATCGTAGGCATCATACCAAGTTTTTGAAGTGTCGTCAGAGTCCCGTCGAGGTATCTCTCACACACCGCGTGAACTGTGGTTCCACGATCAGCACCACGCTTGGACTTTCGATCAGCCTCTTCGGTGCCTACACGGGCCCTCCAGGCTGTGATACCATCACGAGTCAGGAGTCCAGCTACAGACGATGCTGACGGATATTTATTTCCAGCAGGTGTCACATAAAATCGGCTGCCTGGGCGAGTCACCACAGGGAGTTCGAACTGAAGCCCTGGGACCTTGGTGCGTTCGAAGATCATACTTGCTGCTTGCTGGTTCCGAAACGAGTCTCGCGGCGTTTCTTGAAATAATGTTTTTCTATGGGAGCAATGATGTGGTTCGTGAAATCGCTGGGTACCTTTTTGACACCCAGCAACACAGGGTCACCCACATTCAGCGACAGGAACACCTGTTCGAGTTCTGGGTGTTCCTTGGTGAACGTGGCGAGTCCAGAAATCGTCATCGCATGTTCAGAGACCTCACCGGTCTCTTTGTTTTTGAAGTCGTAGCGAGGCATCAGTTCACCTTGACGAACGCGGGCTTTGTCAGGACCTGCTCGTAGTTCGAATTGTCACTAAGGAATTTCTGGAACTGGTCCCATGACATCAGGGGCAATTCAGACACCACATCGGTCTCAAGATTCTTGACGATAAACTGGGGCATAGCGTTCTCCTATTCGACGTCAATGACGGTTATTGGATTAACTGGCTGGTATGATGCGTCACACACACTGACATTGTAAAACTTGGTATCCAAATGTTCACGAATATGGGAACCATAACCCTCGTGGATATGACCAAACAGATGGATCTTCGGCTTCACTTCATTCGCACGGTACAGCAAATTCACATCACCCACATTCGGACTTTCACCTGGGTGTGGATCATTCACGAGGTCCAGAATGCCTTTAGGGGGTCCATGAGTAATCAGAATGTCGATGCCATCTGGTATCTGGTCCCACAGTTCCCTTGAACGAGGACCTTGCTGATAGTCAAAAAACCATGGTGACGGATCATAGATGGCTTGCGTATAGGGAGACCCAAAGATACGATACCCCTCAACGCGCCCTGTCACACTATGGTCCAGGTAGATCACCCCACCCAATTCCTGGCGAGCCCAGTGTGGATCAGTCTCGCAGATCATGTCATGGTTGCCCGGCACAAAAATCTTGTGCTTGTGTGGGAGCGCCTTGAACCACCGAGCAAACTCAATGAGGTCGTGGTGCTTCGCTCGCATACTGAAGTCACCACAATGGATCAACAGGTCACCATCGGGAACTGTCAAACGATTGTGATACCCATGGGTATCAGAGAGCGCAACGATTCTCATATTTTCCATTAAAAGATGGACGGTTGAGTGAGCATTCTTCCCTCAGCAAAACACCTTTTCAATATGGTGCCGCCAAGGGTTGTGAATCCCACCCAACTCCACCTGATGGTAGACGGTTGAGTAAGCAGATTCACTGTGCTATATTTTAGCTAATAATTTGTGACTCTCTCGCCCAACTCCACCAAAACGAGGTACGCCACCTTCTGGTAATCCCAGATTACGTCCGCTTATAGGCGGCTGTGGCGCACCCCCAAATTAAACGGAGGCGACCATGAGGTCCTCAGCTTTGAGAACCACAGGAAGGGGTGCGATGATACCCCGGGTCCTCGAATACTCCACCATTGCCTCGGTGTTCAACAACTGCAATGACACGACTTTGCGACCAACCTTATTCCGCTTGACGACCGCACTGACCTGCTTCAGGTCCCATAGGTACGCCGATAGACGAGCGAGCACGATCTGCCCACCCAGGAGAGTTTCGATCTCTCCAATGGGAGCTTCATGCCCATCCAACAACACCAACAGAATTTTTTCTGCCTGAGAAACTTTCTTACTACGACCACGTCCTACTGACATCATAAACCTCCAAACATGTTATTATAGCACACTACCGCACACTTGACAAGCCCTATTTCCACTTTTTCTTGGACTTGTCCTTGACCTTCTCAGCCTTTTTCGCGGTCACAGGCTTGGGAAACCGACGCTTTGACTGGGATGGATTATTCTCCAACTCAGCCGAACGAAAATTCAATGCGACCCCTGGGGGGCACATGGTTATTTTATGACCTTCAGCGACCCACCCGGCCACCAGAGCCTCTAATTCCTCGCGGGTAATTTCCTTGGGGGCCAACAATTCTTTATTCACCATTATCTATAACTCCTCGTTCATGGGCTGAGTGTTCAGCTTTGCGTGATTGATACGACCGATTTCCTTGGCACCACGGACAACCTTTGTGGTTCCGACACGAAGGGTCAAATGACTTCGACTTTCGATACGGAGACCTCTGTTCCTTCTTGTGCTCTATCGCTCTGTCCAGACTCATTCTTGACCTGTACTTTCTTGAGCCCTGAGCCCACTTTACGAGCCCCATATTCTTTCATGATCTCTAGCTTTTCAGCCGGCTTCATGTGGGAATACTTGGTGTAGGTCATGTTCTTGACCGTTGACAACCAGGAACGAAGTACCGCACGGGTACCCTGTTGCTGTTGAGACTTCTGTTGCTGTTGTGCCATTATTTATCCTTTCAATTACCAATCCTCGTTGATCTCGCCCACTGAACCATCCACCACACCCAGTATATCCTGCTCATCTGTCACACCAAAGAGATTGTAGAGATTATCCAAATCATCACCTTGATCCAAAAGAGAAACCACCACAGGAAGAGTCAATGGAGACTTTCGCTTTGGCTTCTGGGAAATTTTCTTTTTAATTTTTTGCTTCATCAGACATTCTCCACGACCGTAAGTTGTTTATGGGCTCTGTCCAGAAGGGTACGGTCACCCTTGGTGAGCACCTCCAACAATTCTCGTTTTTCGCGCAAGAAAGTTTTCGCAAAATTAGGGTCATGGAACACAATCGAGGGGGTATTCGCAATGAGGTCGGCTAACTTGATCGTCTGGACCTCTTCGGGAGCACCATAGAGGCGTCTCAACTCGGCTTCTTTACGGACTTTGCGATTTCCAGGGACTTCAACCTTGGTGAGCCACACGACCATATCGGTCACAAGGTCACCAAATTCCGTTCTCAGGACCCACTCAGGAACCTTGGTATCCTCAAGGACATCATGGAGGAGGGCCGCACAAATCATTGCAGGGGTACCACCAACGGACTTGACGATCTCAGCGACTTGGATGGGGTGAACAACATAGGGCTCGAAGGTGTATTTTCGTTTTTGTCCGATGGCCGCATGGGCCGCGGTCGCAAATACTCTCGCGTTCTCAATCAGGTCTTGGGGGGTCTTATTCGTATCCATGATCTAATTATGTCATAAATGGCGGGTATTGTCAAGCCCTAAATTTTCAATACAATCAAGGGGTTAGCGGGTCACTTGCACATGGTATGCTTGGTATTCTTGGGTTTTCTCTGAGGCCAGGATAGACAGTCCAGCAAGGTAACAAAATCGCTTAAAGTCAGTGGCGAACGTGGGGTCATCAGCAAGAATCAGCAACTCATCACCCTTGTTCAACATGTTCAGCTTGAGTCTCGTCTTGACAATGGGTAGGGGGCACAAGAGACCCCTGCAATCCACCAATGGGATCTGTGAGACATCCGTAACCATGTTATCCATTCAACAACGTGCGGTCATCGTGCTTGTTCTCGTACACTCCAGGTACCGTCTGGCGAATCAAGGACTCTAGGTGCCGCTGGACTCGGTGGTACTCTAGTTGAGCCTGAGACAACGCTACTTCAGCCCGTCGCACGTCCGATTGGGCCACTGCAATTTCTGTAGACAAATCAACACCCATCACTCGATACCTCCTCATCCTCCCACATATCAAATCCGCGAGGCTGAACACGCCCGGAATTCTTGGGAAGGTTTTTTATTTTCTCGACTATCTTTTCTTCCGACTGAGTTTTTCGAAACTTTGTCTTGGGAGTCTTTTCCAGGTTTCTGGACATTAGCACGGTCGTTTCCTTTCGTTAAATAATACTTGTCAGTAATTTATCAGCCAGGTGATACTGAATTGCCTCTTGGGCTGTCATCCACACATCCGAGGGATTGAGGAGTTTTTCCCGAACCGTCTTGTCGGTGATCTTACATTGTTTCACCAACAAATCATTCACACGCTCTCTGCACAAATCCATTTCGCGCATTGAAGCCGCAATCTCATGCTCTTTCCCCTCAATGCTGGTGGTGAACTGGTGAATCATGATACCCGTGTGTTTTCCTAAGTATCGATGCCCTTTCGCACCACACGCAAAGATCAACGCAGCACCAGACATGACATTTCCTATACCCACGGTCCACACTGGAATTTTTGAGTTCAGGATAATGTCAATGAGCGCGAAGGCATTATACAAATCACCGCCACCCGAATTCATATACAATGTCAGGTGATCGGGTTGATCGGTGTTCCGATTCTCATACAAAATCCATTGAATCGCACGAGACACATTTCCATACTCAATTTCCCCAATCAGAAAATGAGTATGGTGATTCAACAGGCCCAGTTGAATGACATCCTCAATCTGCATGGCTCCGTCAGGAATCATGTTGATTACTTCTGGGGTGTTGTCTGGTAGTTCAGGATCAACGGCTTTCGTGCGCGTAAGATTCGCCAAGGGAATTCCCCCTTATACATGTCGGTCGTGATTTTGTTCCCATGAAGAAACATCTCCTGGGTCGCCATATTCGTCGCGCCACCCAAGCGATAATTGAGGGTGTAGTGATTGGTACACCCGAACTTTGGCGCAAAGTCTTTCAGCGCACCAAAGAACTGACGATCTGCTCCCCACTGTCCATACCAATTATGCCCCACCTTCAACGCAATCGCTCGCGGTACCGCAAAGCACCCCGTATCGATATGGTGCCGGTCCTCATTACCCATAACCGCCCAGTGACCCAGGCTCTCACAATCATCATGACAAATATAATTACCCTGAGGGTCCACAACCCTACGAAGTGTATAGGCCCACTGATACACGGGGTCATCCAACACTTCACGAAACGCCTCAACATAACTCTGCTCAACCCAGTTATCAGGATCAAGGTAGCACAACACGTCCTCATTCACCAAGAACGATGCTGCAGCGAATGCCCTATGTCCATACCAATTTCCACCTACACGACCAATATTCTCTTCCAGGTGTATGGTGCTCACGTTGACGTCCGCTGGAAGATTGTCGATAACATTGCTGACTGCTGAAAAGTGTGCTCGCCCGTCCACCACAAGGTACTGCTTACAGTCCTGCCCGCGCAAAGACAGAATACACCTTTCTAATTCAGGTCCCCCAATCGTAGGGGTGATAATCGCAAAGGTTTTCAAATTCTCACCTTATATCGTTCATCAAATTCTCGTTCAACTGCTGCCGCGAGGGAAATATTGAATCCTCGCATCACGTCCTGTGCATCCTGCTGTCGTGCGAATCGCACCGCTTTATAAGGGTCCGTGGTCCAATACTCCTCATCACCTAACTCTACACTCATTGCATAATACAGGGGACCAGAGTAATGATCCTTCTGACTTTTCTCAATGACCCATGCATGTTCACTCCACATCACACACCAACCCTCTTCGTTCTGATTGTTCTCTTGGGTCCTGTGAGTACCACAGGGGTCTCTACCGTCGGTTCACCCTGCTCAATCAGAGGCTCAACGATGGGGTCATTGACCTCAAATGGCAACTGAGGAAATGCTTCTTTCACCAATCGTGCTGAGAGATAGGGCACCTCAAGTTTCTTGGCGAACAATTTCACCAATAACTCCGCTTCATCGCGGTGTAGGGAACTGAGTAGCGTATGGAGAATACGTGCTTCTCGCTTCGCATCCAATTTTCCAGTGCGCTTCGGGTGACCAATGATAAAAATATACAAGCGTCGAATCTCGTTCGTCAACGAGGCATAGTTGAGTCCCGCTGGTTCCACCGCGGGCTTGTAGTTCGGAATGTTGTCTATGTCGAACTGAATCCTGGGGTTGAACGCATAGTTCAAAAATTCTAGGAACCAGCGGTTATCCCCATACTTTCGCAACACTTCAACGCGCTTATCACGCGCTCGGCACTTACTAAATTCCTGAAAAATTTCACTGAAAAGGACATTACTATATTTCATACAATCTCCAATGGTTAAAAATCCTCTATCAATCTCGTCAACTCTCTCAATCCAGATGCAATCAAATAATTTAGGAACTGGCTACGAGGGGCATGGGTCGATGACTCATACGCCTGCAAGACCTCACTCTTCAGGCTCACGGGTATCTGTCTGAGGTCAATCAACATTTCATTTCTTCGATAGTTCCTCAGCATGTCACCCGAGGTACAAAATTCCTCTGGTGTCTGTGTGAGCCATTGTGCGACCTTCTTGGACTGAATGGGTTTCTGACGACCTCCAGAGACAAACACGTCGTCAGGTGAGAGAATATTCGGTATCCCGTCACCACTATCACCGCGGATCACATGTTCCTTGAGGGTCATCATGGGATTCTTGTCGTCCATCAATTTCTCAAGTTGCGGAGAATACTGTCGGACATTCGGGTACATCTGGCACTGAATGAAATCTTTGTCACCACTGACAATCATGACAGGCTGTATCGCAGCAAACAACGGCACCAAGACACCGATAATGTCATCAGCCTCCGCTCTGGGTACCCGCAGGACTTTATACATCAGGTGCTTTTGAATCTCTCCTCGCAGCGTATCCATACAGTTGAACACCGAGACCCAGTTGAACGGCGACTTCTCGCGGTCACTCTTTCGATGGGCCTTGTATTGCGGGAACACCTCTTTGCGCCAGTAGTCTCTGTCGTCACAGATCACCACAACCTCACCATACTCTCGCTTGAAGCGCCTGACAGTCGCCCGCAAGCTGTTGAGCATGAGGTGCCTGATCATATTTATGGACGGTTCCGACTGCTTGGTATGGGCCAGGTGACCGAACACCGTGGCATAAAATATTTGTCCCCAATCAACGAGAATCATTTTGTTTTCTTGTTCTTTTTCTTGGGTGCCTTGGATTCGCCCATCACTGTCAACACATCCGACATGATCTGGTCATAGAGCTTTTCCATTTTTTTCAATTGGGGCACCGTGTAATTGCTATAGGACTCATTCACCTGGGCATCGGTACCCTCATGAGCCACTGTGAATTCATCGCGGTTTTTCTTGAAAAAATTGATAATCAATGGACCATGGGGTCCTTTGATTTCATGTGAGCGAAGCAGAGAGAGGAAGTTGGGTTGAGTCTTGAACTCAGAGAGAATAAATTCATCCACGAGACCTTCGAGCGCCCCGATACACAAACTCGATTTCGCTTTGAGGCGGTCCTGAATCGTGGTAGGCTTGACAGTGGGGGGTGTCGCATGGGTTTCTTTTTGCTCATTGAACAAAGAATCCCGCACCAATGACATCGTTTTCAATCGTGTATTAAGCCATTCCTGAGATTTTGCATCGAGAATAGCACCGCGGGAAAGCATCCGGCATACAAATCCTAAGGTAGATACCTGCAGTTCCAGTTGCCTTTGAGAAACTTTTATCTTCTTGGACTTGCAGTACTCTGCGAGGTACTTATGTGACTGTTCTTTGTCTTGATTTTGACTATACCAATTTAGGGCAAGAGCAATATCACTAGACGATAATTCCGTAGGGAGGCCTGGGTACGTAGGTTCCTCCGTGCTCATGAGTTGATTCACGCGCTCGGTTGTGGTTGAAGTATTTTTCACCCGCATGATCGACGTCCTTTTATATCCAGATCATTTGCTTCTGTCCAGAGAGCCGAAATCGCCACAATCTTTGACTTCACATAAAACAATGCACCACACTTTTGACAATTGTAAGGTGCGTGTCTATTCACATCACCTAACACTAAGTCAGGAGCATTCTCAAGGTCATATTCCTCAAGTGAACACTCACCAGACTTTGTTTGAAACGGTTCTCGATTCCCACACGAAGGACACGGAACCATCACTGTATCGTAGCAACCCATCAGTCACCTCACTGTTATTTATGCTCGTCCGACATAGAATGTGCTAGGCAATATCGTTCTGTGATAAGCCGAATCAGCACCGGATCACGGTACGCGAAATTATCAGGTATATTGAGGCATGTCACGGGTGTTATTACCGCTATGTCCCGAAGTCTACCGGTTACCTCAGCGGCTTGGTCCTCTGTCATACACACAAATTCATCGGCCCACTCAAGCAACACACGGTCCAGAGGCACCAACGCGAATTGTGGTACAAGGCCCACGGCACGGGTATTGAAATTCCATGGTTCCTGAGACAACACAAACGCGGCTGTAGGTGACCTGAGCATCCCGGCGGAACACACGCACACCACTCGGCGATGTTGGTCGATCTGCTGAAAACGATTAGTGATATTCCCCAAACGATTCATGAGGTATGGGTCTTGATCTTCCATGCTATCCTTTGACACACAACACCTGTCGCAACTGAACGACAACCTCAACGAGGTCTTTCTGGTTCTCCATCACACTGTCGATGTTCTTATACGCACCTGGCAATTCGTCAATGATACCCGCGTCTTTGCGACACATGATACCCGCGGTTTGCTTTTCAACGTCCGCTAAGGTAAACGCTGACTTGGCTTTGCTGCGTGACATGACACGGCCCGCGCCGTGTGAACACGAACAAAACGATTCAGCATTCCCCAAGCCCTTGACGATATACGAACGGGTGCCCATCGATCCAGGAATAATGCCCATGTCACCAACACGAGCCCGCACAGCCCCTTTACGAGTAACAATGACGTTCTCCCCATAATGATTCTCCCTCTCAGCATAATTGTGGTGACAGTTCACCATAAATTCTGGAGCAATGACCGTGGTCTTGTCACCAAAGATCACCTCAGCCACAGACTGCTTCACCAAGGCCATCATGACCTCGCGGTTCTTCATCGCGTAGTTCTGTGCCCACTGAAGGTCACGCCAATAGTCTTTGAACAACTGGGAATCCTCCACAAGGTACGCCAAGTTCGGATCAACGAGCTTGATCATATACTGAGACATGATCTCTTTCGCTCGGTCAATGTAATAATTCCCGATTTTGTTTCCGATACCACGCGAACCAGAGTGTAGCATGATCCACACATTCTCGTCAAGGTCCAGACAAATCTCAATAAAATGGTTTCCACCACCCAAGGTACCTAGCTGTTTGGCCACACGCTCAGGAGCATCTTGAAGCTTCTTTGGCAAATCCACCACACTACACGACTGTTGCCAGACTTGCGGTGAATGCTGGTGCATATCCTGTCCCACAGGAACCGCCTTGCTGATTGAATCGAATAATCCTTGGAGGTTGTCAGGTAACCGGTTGGACTTGAACGGCATCTTCGCCGCCATCATGCCACAACCAATATCGACACCGACACACGCGGGCACCACAGCACCCTTCGTGGCCACCACAGAACCCACAGTCGCCCCGATGCCATAGTGGACATCAGGCATGACTGCAACATGCTTATAGATAAACGGCAAGGACGCCGTGTTCTTGAGTTGGTCAAGTGCCTGGGATTCAACCTCGTGGATTGGTGCCCAAACCTTGATCGGCTTGCGGTTCTCACCCGTCACAACATTACTGGGCATAATACGCTTTCACTCGTTCTTTGTCTTTCTCTACTTGCTGGTGATACTGGTTGATCGAATAATCATACAACGCTTCATCAGGGGTCTGGTCAACCTTGCCGGAACCCTCGCATTCGGGGCAGTCATGGTCGTACCCCATTTCACATTCCTCAACACCATCACCATCACACATCGGACAATCCTTGGTGTCCTCAACAAAATTCAAGGCCTCAAATACATTCTTGAGGTCCTCTCGGTTTTCCTCAAGCCACACATTAAAATGAATAGGAACATATTTTCGAACCATTTTCAACTCACGCGAAAACATATTTCATCCGTTTCTGCTGGTGATGCTCTGTAATCCATTTCACTTGTCGTGCCGAGAGCAACGGCGAGACAAATCCTGTCGCACTGTTATAGAGTGGGGTATTAGGCACTGAAACCTTCAGGTGTTCCTTGGTTCGGTTCCATTCGAGGATTAGGCTCATATCGGGAATTTCAGTCAACATAGGTGCTCCAATGTCTGTTATGATAACACAGTTGGTAGGGAATGTCAAGCATTATTCTAGGCAGTTGGGCCCGAGGGGTATTGAGGGTCTTTGGCGTCACAGGGTGCATCATACACTGGAGGATACAGGGTAAAGGTAAAAGAGGGGCTGCAAGGGCATTGGAGGGTCTGTGGTGCGTTCACCGCATGGCACCTGGGGCAGACCCAACCTTCTCGGCCTGTGCTCGTGCGTTGCTCACCAAGTTTGCCGGGGTAATCATGCAGAGGCCAAGGCATTGAGGTGGCTTGTCCAATGGGCATAAAGGGTATACCCATGGGTTCGCCGAAAATAGATGGACCTCCTGCAGATCCACCTGCAGATCCACCATCACATCTCCCCGTTTTATGGCAAGCACCCGTGCAGTTACAGTTCATAATACGTTATTTAGCACTCATTCATAGTCTCGAACAATGATACCCACAGGGAAAATCGGAATCCCCTCGTCGCTCAAGCACTGATAGCGAACGGTCAATTCCTGCCCCATATACTTCTCACGGTTCTTCCATTGCTCTTCGCGCACCGAATCAGCACCCTTGCAGCGCACATAAAATTCAGCACCAGACTTGATTTTGCAACGGAAAATCGCCTTGCCCTCGTCCTTGCCCACACCCTCTTTGCATCCAACTATTATAAATTCTGCATCCTGGAAATCCTTAAATTTTAACAAAGAATTATCACGATACTGAAAATTGTAGGGCTCATTGCCACCCGAACGAATGATCGATCCCTCGTAGCCCGCTTCCATAAACTGTCCGTGATATTTGTCGACGTCTATTCCATTCTTCACAGGAAAAGTATCAACCAATCGCAGGTAATTCAATCCATTGGGAATATCATAACGGTGCTTGATATAACGCGAGGAGAACCCTAGCGTCCCGCATGGTCGATCATAGCACCAAAATTTCACATACTTTTTCAAGCTCTCAAGGTCAGGAGTTTTCTCGTCCTTGATCAGCGACATAAGTTCCTGGAACGTGACGTCACCATGGTTATACATTTCACCATCAAGAATGTCGCCATCCTTCATGAAGCTGAGAAATTCCTGCTCCATATAGAGGTTGAAATTCTTATATAGCTTGGACTTGCGGGACCAGAAATTGATTGTGTCACCTTTGCGCTCAACGAGACACCGAACCCCATTGAGTTTCGGTTGAATATACGCTGGCCACACGAGGTGATGCTTTCGTTCTTTGTATTTCTGTGCGAGCATCGGCAACAACTTCAATTCAATCTTTGCATCCAGGCTCGGCATCATTTCTGTATAATTCTTATCCAATTGGCTTTTCCACTTGGATTCAGCTTCAAGGACCGCTTGCTCATAGGCGCTCGTTTCGTTCGCCTTGCCAATGTTCTTACCTTCACGGATGGTCTCTGTGGCTACTTGAATTTTTCCAAGAAACTGACCGTGGCTCACGATGATCGACGAGTCATTCGCGTTCTTGGTGACAATAATCGACCACTCTTTCATGACACCCTTCGAGGAAACGCCATACAATTTAGGGAATGATTTGGTCATGTTATCGTGCTCCAGTCCATGAAATACGAGAAAAATCCTGGGTCACAATGTTTCCACGAATAAAATTCTTAGCAGGGGCTTTCCAGGACGCTGATTTCCAGATATTACCCTGGGCATCAATGAAGGAATGGGATGAGCGAGAATTTCCATTGTTGGTCACCACTCGAATAAACTTGGAACCGGGTTCGAAAGTCACTGAAAATTCATATTCAGGGCGACCCCATGCTTTATCATAATCCTGAACAATATGGCTCGCGTAGGCATTGAGGTGGGCATCTGTGAATTGCTGGTTTTTAATGGGTGTCATTGGAATCTCCTGTTTCTATGATATAAGTCTATCATACCAGGAGGTCGGTGTCAAGGGCTATTTGAGGTTGTAAGTGGTTGATTTTGGTGGGGTTTGGTGGGCCGCATGGGAGTTGCACCCACATCTCTCTGCTTAAAAGGCAGATATTCTCCGTTGAACTAACGGCCCGTTATGGTGATCCCTGGTGGTTCTGCCCCACCGTCTCCGCCGTGTCAGAGCGACACTCTTCTATTGAGCTAAGGGACCGT